ATGGCCCCCCGCCCAATGGCTGGTGGATTTGCTACTCAAGAGGCTAATATCGGCCCTGTTCACCCCGATTCTCATGCTACTCATCCTACTACTCACCTTCCGGGCAATGGAGATGCTTGGGGGCATAAGATGCCAGCCACACTCGCATGGAATTGGGATAGAAAGGCAAATAGTATCAAGTTTGATGTAAAGGATAAACCATTTGATACGCTGCAAACCACAGTCCACGAAAATCATGTGAACATGGTTAATCCTACCATACTTAACCATCCTATGCAACCAAAGCAAGAGGATGTTCCCGCATTATTCTCACAAAACGAACAAGGTCTTGCACCTATTGTTAGTGGTGATTTGCATAAAGATGATGATTATGAAGCAACAGGTGTATTCAAAACCCTCATCAATCCAGCACATACTGTATATGATCTCGGCTCTGTTGATGATTTGAGAGGATTTACAGGGAATTGGGTAATACAGAGCAGACCTGAAGGTAAGCGAGTCATAGTATCAAAGAGTGGTAGTCATATATCAGCCCATGATGGTAAAGGGGGAGATGTTTCATTACCAAAGGAAGTAAAGGAAGGTTTGCGTAAGCAATCTGGCAATTGCACCTTTGATGGGGTATTGAAAGATAAACACTACCGAGCAATTGATTTATTGGTTCATAAGGGTGATGATATCCATATGGACCCGTTGGAGGATAGATTGTCTATTCTCCGCACATTGTATGAAACCGATGAAGGGGTGTCATTCCCAATGCCAAAGGATTGCAAGTTCACAGATCGTGATGGTTTGCAGAAGAATATCGAAGCAATAGGTGGTGAATTGTGGCTAAGAGATGCCACATCCACTTTCATGAAGGGCAAAGCGGCTCATCACAAATGGGTGCTATATGCACCAAATGGTGATATCACCAAAAGTGCTATTCCCTATGTTTCTCATGTAAATGGTGATATTGTGTTAGAATATCCAGAATTGAATCCACTTGTAGTAAAGGCCACATGGGATGGCAAGGGATTGGATATGAGTATTGAAGATGATAGTCCATTAGCAATCCATGCTGAAAAGCAAGTGGAGATATGGGGGCCTGTGGCTGCACACCTATACAAGTATGATATTCGTGAGATTACACCTTATCCACCATTTATCACAAATGAGTCAAGTATGATATTTACTCGCTCATTGTTAGAGCCATCAGGTGAAGAACCACAAAACGCACAGCATTTGATTACTGCTCGCCAACATATCAAAGATAGCGATACATCATTTAGCACAGACAAATTACTATCTGCGGTAGGTGGCTTAACAGAAGATATGTTGAATGAGCAGGGTGGAGAATACGGCCTTGAACGCACAGAAGATGGTGAATGGACTGTAAATGAGGCTATTGACCATGAAATACAAGAGAAGCAGGGTATGAATATGGCGAGGATATCTGGTAGTATGACAGGTGGTGGGTGGTCTGGTGCTATGGATATGCTTACAGCACCAAGAGGGCCGACTGAATTAGTTGATGAAGAAGCCACACCCATGTTTGATCCATTCCAACAAGAGGATGGAGAAGAGATTCCACTCCCACTCCACATTTCATTACAAAGCACAGATAGTGTAGGCGAAGAGATAGAAGGGGAACTTGAGGTTGAAGGCAGAGATGCTAAATTGAGTTATCCCCGCAAAACAAAGCGTGAGGGTCAAAAAGAAGGTCGAATCAAAGTGCCTATGGTGGAAGAACCAGAACCAGAGATACCACCACCTGCACCACAACCACCCCCAACGGGTTAAATACCATAACATGTGTTTGGTGGGTTAATGGCAACCGCAACATGGTCAGCAACAGGGTCTGAGTTTATTCTCAAGGCCGATGCTAATGGCGACCTTGTGATTGCTGGATATGCTTCCGTTGATATGGTTGATAAGCAGGGAGATAGAATCCCTGTATCTGCCCTAAAGAAAGCATTTACAGGATTTATGGACAACCAAGCATACCGCAATGTGCAACTTGCACATAGTGGAATACAGGTTGGAGAAGTTCTTTCTTCCTATACAGATAGTGAAGGCAGAGTCTGGAAATCCACCGTTGATGATCATGGCCTGTTTGTTGTCTGTAAGATTCGTGACGACATTGAGAAGGCACGAGAAGTCCAAAAGCAGGTTCGCAATGGCGAACTACGAGCATTTTCCATCGGGGGCCAAGCCCTCTTCCGTGTGTCTAAGACCACAGAAGAGCATGGCACTCACCGTGAAATCACGGATATGGAATTGCATGAAATCACTCTGTGCAAGAAGGGCATTAACCCCGAAAGCACATACACCCTATTAAAAATGGAAGATGATAATATGAGTAGCGAAAAAACCGAAACCCTGACTGAAATAAGAGATGCACTATCTCGGATAAACAAGCATATGGCAACAGATGGAACACCAGCGACACCTGCGCCTGTAATGGAAAAACAAGATGAAACAGCAGCAATTGCTTACATTGATTCACTTGAGAAGTTCGCACACCAGCAAGGTGTTAATCTTGATGGCCTACGAGATCACTTTGGACTCGGTAAGGCTTACATGGTTGGCGTTGATGGTGAACATGGCTACGGACACCGTGGACAAGGCGACCTTTACGGTAGCGGCGAAGATGCAACACTTGCATCTGCCCCAAGCCTTCCAAGTGCTAAATCCAACAAATATGTTATCAAGCAGCCTAAGCAGATGAGCAACCCTGCACCAAAAGGTAATCGCAATGTCATTAAACAAGGTCTTGACCTTTCACCACAATCCCTTGAGCGTGGCTACGGGGCATACTCCGAGATTCGTGACGAAGAAGCAGTAAAAGCACTTGTCGAGAAAGAATGGCATGACCGCTATGAAGCAGAAACCAACCAAGCGTTGGATATTCAGAAGCAGAACGATCATGGTTCTCAAATCAATGCTTTGAAAGCAGAGATTGCAAATCTCCGCACAAACAACGCAGAGATTCAGAAGTCAGCAGCACCTATACCTTCACAGTCCGATGTTCGTGTGCCTACCCACGAAGAGTTTGCCGCACTTGGTGATGGCATTGACGGATGGAGAGCATTAGAAGAACTTGGCCAGAGAGCCATGTATGGAGATACAAACTAAATAAGGAGATGATGATATGAGTGGAAGTAAAGGATATATTCGCACAATTGAAGATATGGAACGTCTATACTATGGTGCTGGCACAGGCCAGAACGCATGGGCATACGCCGGAACAGATCTATTGAAAGCAGACTCACCTATGATGAGCAGCACAACAGGAACTTACCAAGCAATCTTTGGCCGTAAAGTATGGAGTCAATTGAACCAAGAGTTCAATGCCTTCTCTATCTTACCAAAGAAGCCGTGGGAGAAGTCCGGTTGGAGAGTAACCACAGCAAAGCCTGACTTTACCAAAGGCGGCGGTGTTGGTGAAAACGCAACCCTACCAGAAACAACCAAGCCTACTTTTGAACACGTTAGCACTAAGCCACGAACTGTGGCTCATTCGTTTGACTTGTCCGAAACAGCAATGTTCTTGGCCGACAAAGATGATGGTCTTGGAGATGCTCGTGCGGTAATGAAGATGGAAATGGCAAAGCATCACACAGAACACATCAACCAGATGCTTCTGCAAGATGTTCAGACTGTCGCAGGGAATGATTTTGAATCCCTTGACCGAATTACTTCGTCTGCATTCGTTGAAACAGCAACAGACTTCGTTGATAATATCACAGACCATAACATTTACAACTTAACTCGTTCAACCGGGACAAGCCAACAATGGTATGATGCTCAAGTTGACGCAGGTGCAGCAGGTGCAAACCGTTCACTCACTCTAAACATCCTTGATGGTATGTTCAAGAGTGTATGGGAAGCAGGTGGTCAGCCAAAGGTCATTATGACAGGATATGATACACTTGAGACTATTCAGCAACTATTGCAGCCACAACAGAGATTCGTTGAGATGAAGCGTGTAGTTCCCGGCGTTAATGGCGTTAAGGGAGTTCCCGGTATTCAAGGCGGATTCATGGTAGCAACCTACAACGGTGTGCCAATTATTCCATCAAAAGACGTTGAGAAAGACGGCAGCAGCCGTATGTATTTCCTTGACACAGATTACAGTTGGTTCACAACAGCAAAACCAACCCTATACCACGAGTCAGGAATAGAAACAGGCGATCCCTTCGGTATCAACCGTCTTGGTCAAATGGGAATGTTCCACACTATGGGAGAATTAGTCTGCACCTTCTTCAAGGCAAGCGGAAAGATTAGGGACTTGAGTTAAGATTCAAAAAATGAAAAATGGAGATGATGAAAAATGACAGCAAACGTGAATATAACACCCGCAACAAGCGCAGTAGTAATTGACAACAGAATGTGGGCCGGCAGCGACCCTGCAAGCACCACATGGATTTCAGGAGTAGCAGAAGGGGCATTACATATGCTCGTAGTGGACATAAAACAAGCCGCAACTGCTGCAACCACCTTTTCACTTGATGATGCAGCAGCAACAGGCATTACAGGCGTGACAGGAACACGAGTTGTAGCCATGTTAGGCGCAACCAATCCCGGCACATCACCTGCTCTTGCAACATCTTACACCGTTTCAGGTGCAACTGTCACATGGACAGCAGCAGCAGCAGACGTTGTGCGAATGACTATACTATATGTTTGAGGGAGTTGCTTTAATTGGCAACAATCACCTACAAAGGTTCAAGGTCATACTTGGAATATACATCTGCGCTTAGTGGTCAGACCATTGGTTGGACTCCTGAAAGAACAGTTGAAAATGTTCCAGAAGATATGGCAATGAAAATGCGTAATGATACTTCAGGTCAATGGGAAGTTATTGAAGATGGCGTAGTAGCCAAAGCAAAGACTACCAAGAAGATGGCAGAGGTTGTTGAAGTTGACGACTCAACAAGCGACGAATCACCATTCAATCCTAATTGGACTCGTGGTGAGATGATCAAGTGGTTCTCGGCTCGTGATGAATCCACACCAAGAACCGCTACTAAAGCATCACTTACTGCGAGGGCGGAAGCAATACTATATCCGAGCAGCGAGGATGATGAGTGATGGCAGAACTTGCAACTTCCATTTATGATGGCGAAGCCCGGTATGCTTCACATACTCGTGTTAATCGTCTTGTTTATCAGTTCACTACCGCAGAATTGACAGGACAAACAGCAGTATTTGCTGATGTTCAGATGAACGGCAAGATCCACAATATCTATGTGGACACCACCGGATCAATAGTAGCGGCTGGAACAACCACCGGGTCTTTTCAATTAGTCTCCGATATATTGGATGTTCAGGGTGCGCCGATGATATACCATCAGTTAATTTCAGCATTGGATATGTCAGAAGGCGGTGCTTCCACACCATATCATTATCAAACCGCAGAAGGTGCAGCCACAGAAGATGGAACAAATGTTCAATCAAACCACTTGGTAGTAGCCGGTGGCGGAACCACCAATGGTGTCGCAATGGATGATTCTTGTCCGTGGACAGGATTAGTGTGTGGAAAGGTGCGTATTAAGGTCGGAACATCCAGCGCATGGGATGGCGGAACAGCACCAATAACAATAGTAATCATCTATGAGTGAACACAATAGTAATAAAGCAAGACACAGACACAGGGAATGAGCGACATGGGATTAACACTATCACAGACTAAAAGAAATAATGTGTCAGGCACAAAGGTGACATCCTATGTTACCGTAGGATTTGA